TCTGATAGACGGGATATACGCTGATAAAATCGCTGTTAAGAAGTATGTTAGATATATCAATTGCGCTCATAACAAAGGAATTCGCTTCATTCGTGACGAACTCAAGTTCTTCGCAAAAATGATAATACATCATAAAGATGGGAATATCTTCAAGAGTATCGTTCTATTCAATGCTGATAAACTGACCACAGATGCCCAGTCTGCCCTTCGACGCTGTATAGAGCAGTTTAGTCATACAACGCGATTTTTCATAGTCATAGAAGAGCAAAGCAAACTATTACGCCCCATCTTATCACGTTTTTGTAACATATATGTCCCTCTTCCAGAGATAAACGGTTCACCATGTAGCCTTCACGTTTATAAGAAGAATGGTATAGTTGATGAATACGATGTAGGCGGACAAGCATACCGCTGGTTGAAGAGGCACATTGGGAAACGAGCTAATTATGCCAGTCTTCCAAAATCTGCCGCATTCGCAGAGAGCTTGTATGAGAGAGGATACTCCGCCATGAATCTATTGTCAGTGATAGAGAATGATAGCCACATCCAAGCGAGAAGGAAAGCAACACTCCTAGTATACTTCGACAAGATAAGGAGAGAATTTAGAACCGAAAAGTTGCTAATGCTTCTTATGATAAACTTCGCATATATGCGTCCGGAACTTGATTTAGAAAATATTGAATAACACTAAAATGGATGACTATAATGCAGCCATACTGACCGAGGCAAAAAATGAGTACTCCGTAAATCTAGTCAATATACTCACACCGCTCATCATAGAAGGTTTCAAGTCAATATTTAAGGAAGCTTGGGGGCTTTGTGTGACCAATGACGAACAGGAAAAATATCTGATGACATTCCAAAACTTCTTGACTAGAGTACCAAAGTGGAATCAAGAAATAATAGACGAAGAAACGAAACGAATCATACAAAAAAGTGGATGTAGCTATCTCGAGGATTTGCTTACATGCGTTCACATCACGCAGCTCAAGATCCTTACAAGCATTCGCGTTGCCAGTAAACAGAAGAAGGTCGATATCACCATCCCACGTCTATCAGACTTTATACACAAAACGTATATACAATGCGCACGCAAACTATACAGCAACGTATACCTCTTTGAAGTGGATATAACACAGCTTCAAAAGCAGAAAAACCTACGAGAATGTGAGCTGATTTGTAAGGAATGTCTGTTGAATGTTGTGAGGGCGAATATGCCAGTTGAGCAGATTCTAAGAGCATACCTTGATGAGACTACTGAAGAAGAAGTTATTGAGGAGCATGTAACCGAGAAGGCAAAGGAAGATACGGAAGAAGGGAAAGAGGCTACTACAGCGGACAAGGGGGAGGTAAAGAATGAAGCCGAAGATATCGCTGTTGTAGTCAAAAAGGCCTCTGACGCTGGCAACCCGGCCGAAAAGACAGTGATGGAACCTCCTGTAGCCGAGATAACTGAGGCGACAAAGAGTACAGCCGATACTATCAAACAAGTTACCACTGATATGGTTAACACCGTAGCGACCCCCTCTAGGGGGGAAGGGAACATTAGACTAGAGGTCAATACGGAAAAAACGGCTGTTGTGAACCCCGTGATAAGGCCAGACAAAACCCATGATGCTCCTCATCTGACATTCAGTGATAAGGATGGTGTTGTTGACTATGACACACGAACAGGTGCTGTCAGTCCGCCAAAGACAGTCGATGCTCCAAAGACCATTGATCGCCTTGAGGCTATTAGCACAATGCGCCATCAACAACGGGCTATTGAGGAAGCGGAAGAGGAAGAGGATGATGGTGGTGCCTTGGAGGAAAAGATTAAGATACTCACAGATGCCCCATCGCTTAGACTCGACGCTTTAGATGTTCAGGTTCTCGGAGAGGACATTAATCTGAAAGACAAACCCGTCCTAACGGGTGTTGAGGTTCTAGCAACCTAGGCGCGGAGGATGTTGGACAATTGTTTTTTCCAGTATATTAATGATGGGTACTTCTATCTTTATAGTGGCTCTTGCCGTTTCCGCCATTTACCTCTTCTTCAAATTCCTTGAAATGCGCTTTATTCTGAAAGAAAATAAACCCCTCAAGATCCTGATGCGCGATACCGTTCTCGTGTATCTTAGTGTCGTCGCAGCCCAGTTTATCCTTGATCAACTCACACCACTCAAAAAACTTGTCGGCGACCCTAATGTATTCACCGATTCTCCCGACTTTTAGGCACAATCTTCCAATATCCTACATTGTATGATGCATATAATGTAGAATCTATCTATTTTCCGGTGTAACAAGGGAGCGTATCAATATCGATGAGTTTGGGCTTCCTCGGGAGTTTCTTTCTGGTCACCACATAACGATTGAAAACTGGACGTATGACTTGGGACTTTGGGGTATGGTTATGCACCGTTCTTGCTATCATTTTATACAACTTAAAGTCGGGATACCTTTCTTCACCATTATTCTTATAGAGGATATTACGACCCTTATCATCCATACACCAACTCTTGATAAGTGCGGCAATAGGCTCTCCAATCAAGTCGTCGTCCAGGTCCTCGATGAAATAGTCATAGAGGGAACACCCCAGCCTACATAGGTCAAAACTTGGATTCGGGTCCAACCGAGGTTTATTTGGGTTGATGTAGGGTTCACAATTATATTGAGAAGCCGCATCACCTTTCGGGTGATAGCTGTCTGAACAGATCGTATGTCCCTTATATTTGTAGATTGCTCTCCCGAAATCGATGATCTTAAATAACCTTCCATAAGTAGGTACTTTATAGTATCTACTCTCTAATCGATAGTAAAGAAATTGCTTCTCTGTTGAACAAAACATGATGTTATTGGTATGTAAATCGTTATGAGTGAAGTCAAACATCTTCTGATATGCCAGAAGTGTCATTATGACTTGTATAAGACATGATCTCCATTCATCGTCATCCATCTCATTATCCTCCGCTAACAAACTATCGAGGGTATCGTCCATCGCTTCCAGACAAATGACCTGGACGGGGAAGTTATAGAGTGTAGCTTGGAGCTCTATATCTGAGCCAAATGAAGATAGACTATCTACAGACGCTCCATCACTGAGACTTTCATGTTCCTCATTCTCACTGTCTATCTGGCCATCCATTGAGCCATCGAGAGATTCATTGTCAGAGGCAGAGGTGTGCGATGAGCGTGATGAGCATAAGGAATCGGTGCGGCGAGAACTTGTTCCTCTATGTTCTGACTCAAATATAAGTTCCTGAGGGAGTATTCCGACATTAGTGTCTTGCACCGGGGTAAATAGCCCTTCAAATTGACCTTCGGGGACCTCGACAGTCTCAACATGGCCGGCAGGCACACCTATAGCTATTTTCCGTTTATTGTGTCTTGTAGAGTCTTCAGCCAGAAGCATCTGGTCAAATTCTGCTAACTCAAAAAGTTGTCCTTCATTCTCCCTATAGTAGTCCGACTCGAGGATATATTCGAGATCATCGACAGCATTGAAAAGAAATCTCTTTTGCACCCCTAGGAAAGATCCAAAGAAATCTATTGCGTTCGTCACATTATGGTGATGGTAGGCCTGGCTCGTCAAGTAGGAAAAGAAGGCATCCACATAAGCTGAATTATTTGGATCACAGACCTTTCGCTGTGCCGGTCCTTCGCCGTTGACCGTAGGCATGGCAGTACGCTCTTCCTCAGTTAATTCCTTGTATTTCCCCACCATATACTTAACCGGGTCTAAGAGAGGGCTGAACTTCAGAAAGGTCTTTTTCGGTAGAGGTTGGGCTGCTCCAGATACTCGACAGGCATATCGTGCGCGACCCGCTCTTTCAGTAAGATTGAGGAGGTGAAATCTATGATTAAGATTGATGAGATCGACGCCAGTCTGGCCAAAAAAGTTCTTATAAATCGGGACATAATCCTGAAGCTTTTCCATACCTTCTTGTTTCTCTAAATCCTCGAATACCCCCTGATTCTCGTTCTTCTTATAGTAGAGATCGAACATTAGGTTTTAGACACATAAAATAAAATGTGATTAAACCCACCGCGACAATCTCCCAGTATTTTAATCTCCTACCTAATCCATATGAACTTAGAGCTAAAGAAATTCGATATGCGTGACATCAGCTTCAAGGCCAATGAGACCCATGGTCCAGTGATTGTTTTGGTGGGCCGGCGCGACACAGGAAAAAGTTTTCTAGTCAGAGACCTTCTCTATTACCATCAGGATATACCCATTGGAACGGTTATCTCAGGAACTGAAGTTGGTAATGGTTTCTATGCAAAGATGGTTCCTAGACTCTTCATTCATGAGGAATACAATACGGCAGTTATTGAAAATATCCTTAAACGTCAAAAGATGGTTATCAAACAGATCAAAAGAGAGGAAAAGGCTTATGGAAGATCAAATATCGACGCCCGAACATTTGTAATTCTTGATGATTGTCTATATGACAACAGTTGGGCGAGAGAAAAGTTGATGAGACTCCTCTTCATGAATGGGAGGCATTGGAAGGTGATGTTGGTAATAACAATGCAATACCCGCTCGGTGTCCCTCCTAATCTGAGAACAAATATTGATTTCAGTTTCATACTTCGGGAACCGTATCTTGCTAACAGGCGTCGAATCTACGAGAACTATGCGGGTATGTTTCCGACCTTTGAATCATTCTGTCAAGTGATGGATCAATGTACCGAGAACTATGAGTGCCTCGTAATTTCAAATAATGCGAAGTCCAATAAGTTAGAAGACCAGATATTCTGGTATAAGGCCGAACCCCATGGCGATTTCAAGCTGGGCGCAAAGGAATTTTGGGAGCTATCGAAGGATATTGCCTCTGACGATGAGGAAGGGACTAACTATGACCCCAAGACAGATGTTAAGGGGCCTAGGATCAATG